ACTTTGCAAGCTGCATGGGGAACTTCAGTAACCTGCGTTTTATTACAGGAAAAGGGAACTGCTGTTAGTGCAACAAACCCACTTTATACATTTACCGCATTAGTAAATAATACCACCGACATTAACGGTGCTGTTGGAGATTTAGGTACTCAGGATGTAACATGGACTATCAACGGTGCAGTTGCCGTTGCTACAACAGGTACTTTCTAAGGGGTATAAATGATTAAGTTAAGAGTGTCCAAGGCTTCAGGGGAAGTTGCAGAGTATGAAATTTCCCCTGCACTCGAATACGCGTTTGAACAAAATTTTAAAACTGGATTTCATAAAAGATTTAGAGATGAAGAAAGACAGTCAGACGTTTATTGGCTTTCATGGGAAGCTGAGCGTCGGGCTGGAGTAACAGTTGTTCCATTTGGAGAAAAGTATCTAGAAACTCTATTAAAAGTAGAGATTATGGATGCCGACTCCCCAAATGGGTAACGCGGTATGACCTTACTTATTTAATTGCTTCTTTAGCAGTTGAAACCGGCATACCGCATAGCGAATTTGTCAACATGGATAGATCAATGTTTTTAGCAACATTGGCTTATCTAAACGATAGAGCAAAAAAGGTGGAAAATGCCCGTAGAGGTAAAAGGAGTCGTTGAGGTACAAAAAGCCTTAAAGAAGTTTGCGCCTGACCTCTATAAAGAAATGAATAAAGAAATACGCGCTGCAATGCGTGTAGTTGTTGAAGATGCAAAGTCTCAAGTACCAAACGAAATATTGGGTTTGAGTGGTTGGCAAGATCAGGGCAAGGAAGTTATTTCTAGAACTGCTGGCAAAACTAGAGGCTTCCCTAAATATAACCCTGACGTAATTAGAAAAGGTTTAACTTATTCTTTAGGTCGTTCTCGTGTTAATCGATCAGGATTTGTTAACACTTACAGACTTTTAAACCGTTCTGCCGCAGGTGCTATTTATGAGACCGCAGGTCGTAAAAACCCTGATGGTCGCGCCCCTGTTCAAAGTACCTATTATCAAAATGCAATAACTCAAGGTACTGAAGGTTATTACTTTTACAAAGGCAAAAAGATTGCAAGAGCAACAAGAAACTATAATAGCAACAATCCTTTTGCTGGCTATCATTTTGTTAACTCTATTGATAAGGAAGCGCAGCTAGAAAGCATTGGCAGAGGTCGTAAGAATAAAGGTCGTTTGCTTTATGCCGCGTTTGCAAGAGATCAAGGCAAAGTCACAAAGGCAACCTTTAAAGCTATTGATAAAGCGATTTTAACATTTAACTCAAGTATTAAACGAAAGATTGGACTAGCGGCATGAGTGCTACCGGCATTGAAATTCCTATTGTTAGTACCTATAAAGACAAGGGTGCTAAAGCTGCTAGTAAGTCATTAGGTGCATTAACTAAAAGTGCTAAAGCCCTTGGCTTGGCTTTTGGCGTATTCCAAACAATTAGATTTAGCAAGAACGCGGTTAAGGCATTTGCTGAAGATGAGAAAGCAGCAGGTCAGTTAAGCAAAACATTACAGAATTTAGGTCAATCTTATGCCGTTCTTAGTACTGCTGGATTTATTCAAAATTTGCAAAATCAAACCGGTGTTCTTGACGATCAACTTAGACCTGCATTTACTCAACTTGTTAACTCAACTTTAGATGCGAAAAAGGCACAACAATTATTAAGTGTTGCTTTAGATACTAGCGCAGGAACTGGACGCGATCTTGCAAGCGTAACAGCCGCATTAAGCAAGGCTGCCCTTGGGGAAAACACCGCATTAGGTAAGTTAAACATTGGCTTAACTAAAGCCGAATTAAAAACCATGGATTTGGATAAGGTAACAACTTATCTAGCCAAAAAGTTTAACGGTCAAGCCGCTTTAGCTGCTGATTCATTTGCTGGCAAGATGGCAATTTTATCTGCTAAAGCTGAGGATGCTAAAGAAAAAATAGGCGGTGCTTTGGTTAAAGCACTTGACGACGCATTTGGAGACCCTGACAAATACGGCAGCAGCATTGATACAATCAGTAATAAATTGGCTGGACTTATTAACAATGTTTCTAGGTTCATTAAAGTTACTAAAGTTGGATTCCAAAACTTAACCACACCGTCTGACTCACCGATTCTTCAATATAAGATGAACTTTGATAAGCCATTTGACCCAATGGCCATGAAGTTTGATTACACAACCTTACAAAAGGAAGAAAAGGCATTACAAAAAGAAGCTGCTAAACAGCTTAGATTAAGGCAACAAGCTATTGCCAAGGAAAAAGCTTTACAGGCTGCTCAAAAGAAGCTTGAGGCTGATCGCAAGAAACTAGAGCAACTTTCTAGCATATTTGACCTAGAACAAATACAGATTTACGCAGCACTTCAAAATAAGATAACTGAAAATGAAAAGTTAAGGCTGTCTTTACAGTTGGCTTTATTGCAAGAAAATGCCGCTGAAGCGTCTAAATTAGCAACTCAATTAGTCATGTCTCAGTTGCAAACTACTAACCTTGCTGAAGCTATTGCCAAGTTGCCTAAAGCTTTATATCCATTTGAAGGCTGGTCTAAAGATATTGATTTGTTAATTCAGCAAATACTTTTAATGATGAAGTTACTGTCTCAAATGCCTACTCCAGCAGCGGCAGCAACCGGTGGTAATTATTACAACAATTTAGCATCAAGCTTAGTAGGTACTGCGGGTTATACAGGCATGAGCGTTGCTGAGATTGCTCAGGAAAGATACAGAGAAAGCGGTGGCAGATTTGGTGCGCCACCTACTACCTCAACTACTGTTATCAATGTTAACGGTGCAACCCAAGGTTTATTAAATGAACTAAGAAACGGATTTATTGATTCTTCCGCTTCAGGTTCTTTCTCATCCATTAACCCGTTTAGATAACATGTCACTTCCTGTTTTAGACGTAAGCTTGAACTTTAGTTCAGGGGCTACTTTTGGTAACCCTTTTACTTTAGATGACCCAGTTAACGGATTGCTTGGAACTGGATTTTTGGCAGATTCCTCGACACCGGCGTTAGTTTTAAATTTAACTGACATTACTCGTCAAATACAGATTAGACGCGGCAGGAATATTGGTCGAGATACTTACGAAGCCGGAACTTGCACCGTCAGGATTTACGATCAAACAGGTAGATTTAATCCACAAAACCCAAGTTCTGATTTATTTGGTTATTTAACACCTTTAAGAAAACTTAGAATTTCTGCAAGTTACTTAGGGGTAACTTATTATTTATTTAGCGGTTATACAACTGATTATATTTATACTTACGATAAGGCAGAAAATGTCTCTTATGTAGATATAAACGCTTCAGATGCTTTTAGATTATTTAACATGTCAACAATTACCGCCGTAACAGGTCAAGCAAATGGACAAGATACTGGAACAAGAATTGGCAAAATACTAGATACCGTAAGTTTCCCATTGACTATGCGTTCAATCGATACCGGCGACAGTTTGACCCAAGCCGACCCAGCAAGCAATCGCATTACTTTGCAAGCTTTAAAAAATGTTGAAACTTCAGAACAAGGCGCATTTTTTATTAACCCTGAAGGTAACGCTGTATTTAAAAACAGATCAAATGTCATTTCCTCAGCTAGTGCAACACCGATTGCATTTAATCAAACTACTGGCATACCTTATAGAAACTTAGTTTTTGCTTTTGACGATAAGCTGATTGTTAACAAATCAACAGTTACTCGAGTTGGTGGAACTGGACAAACTTACACCGACGTAGATTCGGTTGCTGAGTACTTTCCGCATGTAGTCAATTTCAGCGATTTGGTTATTCAAACAGATGCCGACGCAGCCAACATAGCTGCAATTTATGTTGCGACTAGATCAAGTACCACTATCCGCATTGATAGCATGATTGTTGACTTATATGACCCAAATGTGCCAAGTGCAACCATGCTTGATCTTGATTACTTTGACAATGTAGTCATTACCAACGTTCAGCCGGATGGCTCAACTATTACCAAAAACCTACAAATCCAAGGGGTTATTTGGGAAATCACGCCAAATTCATGGACAGGAAACTTCACTACCCTTGAGCCTATCGTTGACGGTTTCATAATTGGCAATAGCACTTATGGTGTTATTGGTGAAGATATTTTGTCCTATTAAGATATAATTAGACCCTAGGGAGAATACACAATGGCAGCAGGTTTAGGATTTAAGACATTTAACACCGGTGACGTGTTAAGTGCCGCAGACGTTAACGGTTATTTAATGCAAGGCGTTTTGGTATTTGCTGATGCAACAGCTAGAGACGCAGCAATAACCTCACCTCAAGAAGGTCAGTTTGCTTACACAAAAGACAATAATTCATTATGGTATTACACCGGTTCGGCATGGGCGGCTTCAGGTGCAACTGGAGACATTGAAGGTGTAACTGCTGGAGTCGGAATTAGCGGCGGTGGCACTTCAGGAACTGTCACAATTACAAACTCAATGGCAACCGCCATTGATGCTAAAGGTGATTTAATTGTTGGAACTGGCGCAGATACATTTTCTAGATTAGCCGTTGGTGCAACCAATGGACATATTTTAACTGTTGATAGCGCAGAGGCAACAGGCATGAAATGGGCTGCTGCTGCTGGCGGTGGTTCAGGTTTAACAAGACTTACAACATTAAATCCTTCTGCGGTATCTGAGACAATAGCAGACTCGGTTTTCAGTTCCACTTATGATAATTATTTAATTGTTGGATATGTAAACACAAGTGCTAACGCCAATGTGACAATGCAATTAAGATCAGGTGGGTCTAATTTAACTACCAACACTTATATTACGGGTTGGGCTGGATCAACAACTAATTACACTCAATGGTTTTTATCAGACAATGTTGCGGCAGATAGGAATTTTGCATTTAGTATAACTTTGACTAGACCATTTTTAGCAGCAGTTAAACAAGGCGTCTTTCAATGTTCAAGACAAGGAGTCGCGCCTTACTCATCAGATATTTACGAGCCAACTGCAACTTCGAGAGATGGTTTTAGAATTTTTGTTGGTGCAGGAACTATAACAGGTCAAGTAGTCGTTTATGGATTGGCGGAGTAATGGAACTGTATATTTACAATGGCGCAACAGGTGAACACATACAAAGAGAATACACACCTGAAGAAAAGGCAATTAGAGATGCTGAACTTGCTCAATTTCAAGTTGAGTTAGCAGCAAAAGAAGCTGAAGCGGAAGCAAAGGCTCAGACTAAGGCTGACTTGCTTGCAAAGTTAGGTATTTCTGAAGAAGAAGCAAAACTGTTACTTTCTTAAATGAAACCTTGGTTATCAAAAGCCGCTGAACAATTTAGGGAACAAACTAATGATAATTTCCCAAATCGTTCCAAGCGTCTTGATGGATGGATTGGTGATCTGCGTCACCAGTCTCGAGTTAGTCAACACAACCCCAATGAACGAGGGGAAGTCTGCGCTT